TCAGGACATTTCAAAGCATTACTTAATGAGTTAGCATTGAAAAAATCTTTTAAACCTGATATAATATTCATAGATTATTTGAATATCTGTGCTTCATCAAGATACAGAGCAGGAAGTAATGTTAACTCCTACTCGTTCATCAAAGCAATCGCAGAAGAATTACGGGGTCTCGCAGTTGAGACGAACCTTCCGATTGTATCTGCCACTCAAACTACTCGTAGCGGTTTTGGCAGTAGCGATGTGGACCTTACTGACACCTCTGAGTCTTTTGGACTCCCTGCTACTGCTGACCTTATGTTTGCCCTTATTTCTACAGAAGAGTTGGAAGGGTTAAATCAAATAATGGTAAAGCAATTGAAGAATAGGTATAACGATCCTACTATCTTCAAGAGATTTGTTGTGGGTATTGATCGTGCGAAAATGAGATTGTATGATGTAGAGCAATCTGCACAGGATGATATCCTTGACAGTGGACAAGAAGAGGAGTATAATAACGAGGAGAAGAAACCTAAAAAATCCTTTGATGGATTTAAGTTTAATTAAGTATGAAAGCACCAGAAACAAAAACAACAACTCATGAAATTCTCGAAACACTTTTAAGAATAGAAGAGTTATTAGAAAAACTTACAACATCTAAGTAAAATGCCTAAAGAAGTAAAGTATGTTCCTGTGGTGGAACCAAAATCAACATCATATCTAGAGTATATTGAACTTGGTAGAACTGTAACTCCTCAACCAGTATTCAGAAAGGATACTATTCGTGTTAGATTACTGCAAAGAAGTTTGGGTAATCCAGCAGAAACCTTTGATACTGAAAAGTACTGGGAATATGATGTTCCATGGCCTGCAGAAGAAGTTAAGGTTAAAGAAAAAGTAGATACAAAAGTAAAAGCAAGAGTTACATTATGACTAAACAAGTTGATACACAAAAATATACTGAGTTTGTAGACGCAGTAACATCTAAAGAATCGAATGATTATATTTCGTTCAACTCTAGATGCTTTGAGATACAGAAAGATCCTGATGGAATCCCTGTACATCGTTTATTAACTGCTGCTCTTGGCATTTGTGCTGAAGGTGGTGAGTTTACTGAGGTAGTAAAGAAGATGGTGTTTCAAGGTAAACCTGTGAATGATGAGAATATCTTTCATATGAAGAGAGAACTTGGAGACATCATGTGGTATGTTGCTCAGGCATGTATGGCACTTGATACTGACTTCAATGAGATTATTGAAATGAATGTAGAGAAGTTAAAGGCAAGATATCCTGGTGGAGAGTTTGATGTTCATTATTCAGAAAACAGAAAGGAAGGTGATGTATGAATTACTATGCATTATTAAGTGTTTCAGATAAAACAGGTATTGTAGATTTTGCAGAAGGATTAGTTCGTACTGGATATACTATTATCTCTAGTGGTGGAACTCATGCTGTCCTTCAAGCAGAAGGCATACCAGTAATGAGGGTGTCGGATTATACTGGTTCACCAGAAATTCTTGATGGAAGAGTAAAAACTTTACATCCAAAGATTCATGGTGGTATTCTTGCTCAACGTGATAGTTCTAGTCATGATTTGGATCGTAAGGTAAATCGTATTGAGTTAATTGATATTGTTGCAGTAAACTTATATCCATTTAAAGAGACAGTTGCTAAACCAGATGTAACTCTTGAAGATGCGATTGAGAATATTGATATTGGTGGTCCTAGTATGGTGAGATCCGCAGCAAAGAATTATAAGGATGTTGCTGTATTAACTAATCCACATCAGTATGGTATTTACTTGGATTCTATTAAAGGTAATATATCAATTAAACCTGAAAATTTAAGAAAGCAATTTATGTTAGAAGCATTCAGACATACTGCTGAATATGATACTGCTATTAGTAGATGGATGGAAGAGAATGTCTGAAAAAAATTGGGATGATCCTCTAGATTTTAAAGAAGAGGGTATTGTATTAGATTACAAAACTGCTGGTGTTGATATCGATGCTGGTAATGAATTTGTAAGGCAAATTAAAACACATGTAAAGTCTACTCACAGACCAGAGGTCTTGGGTGGACTTGGTGGTTTTAATGGTATGATGAGAATACCTGCTGGATATGAGAGTCCTATATTAGTTTCTGGAACTGATGGTGTAGGAACTAAATCTAAACTATCCTCATTATTTAATAGGTCTTATGATATTGGTATAGACCTTGTTGCTATGTGTGTGAATGATGTAATCACATGTGGAGCAGAACCTTTATACTTCCTTGATTATATCTCTTGCCCAAAGGTTAAGGATAATCAAAAATTATTTAATATAATTGGTGGAATTGCTGATGGGTGTCGTCAGGCAGGATGTGCTTTAGTTGGTGGAGAAACAGCAGAGCATCCACAAGTTAATGCAATTACTCCTGATTATGATCTTGCTGGATTCTGTACTGGTGTAGTAGAAGAAAATGAAATTATAGATGGATCTTCTATCAGACCATCTGATAAAATTATTGGATTAGCAAGTAATGGAGTTCATGCTAATGGATTTACTTTGATTCGTTATCTAACAAATCGTTTGAAGTTAAAGGTAACAGAGCATCCTGAATTACTTAATCCCACTAGAATCTATGCTCCTGTTGTAAAACGTTTATTAGCAGAGATAGATGAAGTATATGGTATGGCTCATATTACAGGTGGTGGTATTCCAGAGAACTTACCACGTTGTTTGCCCGAAGGATTGAAAGCACATGTAGATTGGAATGCATGGAGCGTTCCTGAAATCTTTATGGAGATTCAACGTGCTGGTAATGTTGATGAATTAGAAATGAGAAGGGTATTTAATTTGGGTATTGGATATTGTGTAGTAGTTCCTGCTAATCGTGTAGATTTTACTATGAGTATTATTAAGGATGAAGGTATTGATTGTTGGGAAATTGGTGAAGTCTATGCTATATAATATAGAATAAAATGTTACTATGAGAGAACAACTAATCAGAGCATTACTAGCACATGCACAAGGAGACATTCAGAAACATGTAGCAAACGTAGAAGTGTATTTAACTAACCCTGCTGGTATTGGTGAGCACTCTGATATAACAGAAGCAATTGAAACTGAATTAAACATCATTGCTAAGTATCAAGATCAAGTAGACGTAATAAATAAATACTTCAAAAAGTGATGGGGTATGGGATTAACTTTAACTGAACTTAGGAAGAGGGGTCCTAGAATAGGAACTTTTGTTACCAAATTTTATAATGAAGATGAGTTTACTTTTGAAGATAGAACAAAGGAAAAAATAGTTGAGATTAGATTAGGTACTGTAAAATATAATTTAAAAAGTGAAAGGGGTTCTTTAATAGAAGCTCTTAGTACTTCTACTACTTCTGCATCACAAGCAAAGTTAGTAATTGGTAAGGCAAATAAAGTAGTTTCTTTGGGCTCTTTAGCAAAGACAAAAGAATTTGGTGGTAAATTTGATGATGGCAGTCAGGCAGAACAATCATTAGATACTGAAACTTATAGTGAGATGATAGTTGCTTATTGTCTTGCTTATAGAATAAAAACAGGTAAAGATTTAGAATTAAATAATTTTATAGATCCTAATACAGGAGGATTAAATCAAAAAACTTACTTAAGTATTAAAAATAAAGTAGTCCTACCAGCTTTGTTTGCTTTAACAAAACAGAGTGTGAGAAATAATCTTGCGAGGTATGGTATTGGTGCTTTAGGTGTAGGAAAGTTTAATTGGTTGGATAATGGAAATGCTACTGCTAAAATAATATTGTCTAATGTAAAGATTACAAAAGATTCTGTGGTTTATAATGATAAAATTTTTAATTTCAATAGGCAAATTTTACCATTAATATATAATCCTTATAAAGTATTTGCTTTATCAATATCTCTTCCTAGTAAAATTAAACCTGATAAATGGAATCCTGCTGATATTTGGGTAATGACGGCATCTGGTAAAAGAGATTTAATACGATTTAATCAAAAAATACAAAGAACGGGAGTTCATAATGTAAATGCTATAAACAATTTTTTACAAATTAAATATGATGAAGGATCTATAATACCAATATCTTTGAAGAAACTTAATCCTTCAAGTCCACATTTTACTCTTATGAATAGTAAATATTTTGTGGAACAAATTGATATATCAAGTCAAACTAATCCCCCAGTAATTGAGTTTACTCAGGATAACCAAGATGTAAAAATAAATTTTACAGTAAGAACAATTAGACTTGATAATCCAGCATCAAATATGATGATGATGCAAGATGTAATACAAAATGCAGTTGGACAAGTGGTTCCTGGATCTGAAAAAAATATAAGAATTAAGTATAATGTTAATAAACAACAATTAGAAGTTGAATATGATCAAACTAAATCTGGTGTAAAATTATCAGAAGCAAGACATGGTTCTATTGGTAGAGGATTATTAAATAATATTATTTCCTCTACCAGTAGACAAGGTATTGATAAATTAAATGAGTTAAAACAACCTTTTGTTGGAACAAATTATCCTTTAGATATTAGTCAAACTTATTTTACATCTGATAAAATTAAAGTTACTGAAGGTAACAAAGCAACTGCGTTAAGATATTTGAGTGATATATGGGAACTTCTTAATGATGATATTTTCCCTCAATATTGGGAACAAAGATTTGGTAGAAATGATAATGCTGTTAGGTTAAAAATAAACTCTGGTGAAATTGGTGTTTCTATAAATGAAATACCAAATACTAAGATAAAAACTAGAGTTATTCAGAATTTATATAATGCTGCATCTTCTATTGGTGTAATGAAAGGTTTAAATAAAGAGGAGAGGCAGATAGTAGGTGCAGCTGGTATAAATGATACAACTACTATTAGAGCTGATTTTGTTGGTGGTATTCATGCTAAAGTTTTTTAATTATGAATAAAGAACTAAAGCAACTGCTTAAGAACTTTGAGTCTAATTCAACAGGAAAGGAAAGGTTCTCTGACTTTATTATACATTGCTATCATGCCTTTGATGATAGAGCTAATTCTAAGAAATCTGGAAAGAGTATAAATAAATATGATATCATGAGGCAACACCTCATCAACTATCTTATTGACAACGAAAGAGCAATAACAATAGAATTATCCAGATGAAGTCATTTTTAAAGTTTATATCTGAATCCAAAGCAGTTCAGCAGGCTACCCGTATGGGATTGGTCGGTGATGGACATGGTGGATGGTATAAGGATGGAGAGTTTGTAGCAAAGACTGAGAAGGGAGTATTAAAGTTTTATAATAAGAGACAGAGAATAGGACAGCAGGATCCTGCACAGTCAGAGAAAGAAAAGAATTTATCACAAACAACTTCTGCTCCTGCACCACAAGCAGAACCTGCACCACAGGCACAGAAACCAGTTCCTCAACAAGAACCAAAAGCTGAGGATGAAGCACAATTTGAAGGACCACCTGAAGTTGAGAAAACAAAAGGTGTTCTTACTGTTGCGTTTGGTAGATTTAATCCACCAACCACAGGACATGAAAAACTTTTAGATACTGTTGCTACATCTTCTGATGATGGTGATTATGTTATTGTGCCTTCACGCAGTCAGGATAAGAAAAAGAATCCATTAGATGCTGATAGTAAAGTTGAAGTAATGAAGCAAATGTTCCCCAATCATAGTGGGAAGATTGTGAATGATCCTGCTAATAGAACTATCTTTGATGTATTAAAGAAAGCACATACTGACGGATACTCTGGTGTAAGAATTGTAGGTGGTGCTGATAGACAAAAAGAATTTGATAAATTGGTGAACACTTACAATGGTAAGATGTATCAATTTGATAAAGTAGAAGTTCGTTCTGCTGGTGATAGAGATCCTGACGGTGAAGGACTTGAAGGAATGTCTGCATCTAAGCAAAGAAAGTATGCCGCAGACAATGATTTCAAAGGTTTCTTACAAGGTGTTCCAACTGCTATGAATAAGCAGATGGCTAAGCAACTATTTCAAAACATTCGCACTGGGATGCAGATAGAAGAAGGTTGGAACCTTTGGGAGATTGCACCTAAGTTTGATTGGAAAAATCTTCGTGAAAACTATATGAATAAGAAGGTATTTAATATTGGAGATACAGTTGAGAATCTTAATAATGGATTAGTTGGTAGAATCATTCGACGTGGAACAAGTTATTTAATTTGTGTTACAGAAGATAAGATTATGTTCAAGTCTTGGTTGAAGGACATAACAGAAGCAGTAGTAAATAGTAATGCACCATCTGGTGTTCCTGCAAGTCAAAGATTAATTGGTACTGACTCACATAGAAAATATACTGAGACATTAGTTCCTGGATCTTCGTGGGGAAAACAATTCATAAATAAATACAGGAAAAAGAGTAAGTAATTTATCTTCAATGGAAAATACTGAGAAAT